CCGACGGGCCGGATTCTTTTCCGCGTTGAATTGATTGAGGATTTCTGCCCGGCCGAGCGGTTGGCTCGATTCAGCGGGAACCGCCACTGCGCCAGCAGCGTCGGCCTTGGCTTTTTCCAAAGTAGTAGAAGTTTTTTCGTCAGACTTGGCGCTCATTCCGTAAGGCTTGGCCATATCTTCGGCGGGAGCTGCAGGAGCTTCGCCCGCTTCTTCGCCTTGTTCGCCAGCAATGTCTGCTTTTTGAAGGTCAATCATAGAGTCCATTTTTTCAGACAGAGCGGCCAACATTCCGACAACGTCCGCGAGAGTAGGTTCGGCCATTTTTTCCGCAGGCTTGTCGGCAGGCATTTCAGCCAGTTCGGCTTTCGGTGCTTCGACAACTGCGGGAGTTTCAACGGCAGGAGCTTCGGGTGCGGGAGCTGCCACAACGGCAGGCTCGCTAAGCTCTTTTTTGACTTCGACAGGTGCTTCGTTCATTTGCAGTTTTTTCATGTCAACTGCTGAGAAAGCAGAAAACATTCCTGCGGGGTTGGCGGCAGGTTCAGAAACGATTGAGCAATCGTACACTTCATCAATACGCGCAAACCGTTTGCCGGCCACTTCCTCTGGTACCCCGCTAAAGGTGAGGGACATTCCAAAGCCTTCTGGAAGAACTTGCGCTAGGTGTTGAACAAACTGCGCTTCATTTGTATTAAACAAGGTTAGATCGCCCATTAAGCGCTCTCCCTCAATCCTAAATCCGTCGATATATCCAAGGATTCCAGTAACGGGTGCACCGTGGCCCATGGTGACTTTAATCCGTTTCATGGATTGCGCTACGGCCAGCGCCTGCTCTAACGACTTTTCGTCGATTAAAAGGTTATGCCCACGGGCTTCCCCGATGGTGAGAATAGATACGTTTTTGAGTTTGTTGGCCATGCTGGCCAACAGGTGTCAAATCAGTTTCGGCTAAAAATGGGTCTCTGAGAAACCGGATTTTCAGGCTCTGGAAAGATTGGGTTGTACACGGGTTGGCCAGGCTCGGGCGGCGTGTGCATATCGTGGATTGCCTTGTTGATGGCATAAGCCAAATGAGCTGCTTGTTCGGTTTTTTTCATGTACAGAATTTGATTGTTTAGGCCCCCAAATTTTAACTCAACAAATGGCCGTGAAGATCCTTGAATGATTTTCCAAATAATAGCAATGGACATGCAAGCAATCGTTACGCCCATAACTGGACTATTCTTGCATAACACAACTCCAAACAACACGCCAAACGCACTTAGAAAACACCACATAACGCTACCAAGCGCCATGCTTTCACGGCCATGGGCAGTGCCGACGATGGATGCTAGGTTGTATGTTTGATTATAGGGATGGCCCACATTAATAACTCGACCAATTACGCTGATCGACCCGTCATCAAAATAAACTGAGCTTGTATCTGGTGCGCTATCGTCCACGCCCTAATCGTATGGGCAACTGCTGTGCGTACAACTATTTTCTTTTGCTAGTTCTTGGTTTCTTATCTTTTAACCCTACGGCCTTGGCAACCATATCCAGCTCTTTAGAGGAGAGGTTAAAGTCTGGATCGTCTCTCATTGTGAAGGATTCCGATAATACTTCCTTAACGATTTCTTTAGGTTTAGCCGCCAGCTCCGCATCTGGGCCAGCGTTCGGATCTTTCTCAGGATTGACGGGCATGGGTTCGTCGATTACGGGTGCTTCTTTAACTACTTCCGCCGGGGCCGCCACGTCGGTCTGTGGGGTTACGGTTCCAATGGATGCGATGAATTCTCGTTCTTTCGCAATCTGCCTGACCTGTTCTTCCCAATCGAGCCCGAGCTCCCCGTAGTAGCTTTGGAGGCAAGATAGTCCCGCTTTATAGTTTTCTCGTTCCTGCTGTGCCTCTCTACCTGCGTCCACGGTCAGGGACTTCGGGGTCTGCCACGTTACCTTTGCGTAGTCCTCAACGGCCGGTAGATCACCGTTGGCAATCGCTCCGCCAATGAAGTAGCGCCATGCGCGGGTGCAGAATCTATCGATGAGTAGGCGTTGCCGTTGCTCAAATCTTCGTTGCGCTTTTGCCACAATAAACCGCATCCCTGCCCCACCAACGCTTGCTGGATCGTAAACGAATTCAACGGGCAAGCCAAGGCCCATGGCCACGTCACGAATTAGGAACTTGGCGAACGGCTCGAATCCAGCGTGCGGCCGATTAGGCCCGATCATCTCAATCTTTTCGCCAGGTGAAAGGCGAGGGATAGTTGCCGAGCTGGTGATCTCCTCGCGGGCGATGGTGCTTTCTCCGCTATCCTGCGCCTGGACTGTCCCAAAGAATCCGCCCTGCCCAGCCAGCTCATCGCCCTGATCAGTTGTGATTACTGCCGCAATCGATCCCTGCAATTTCAATGCGTCCTTCTCAAACTCGCCAAGCATTTTCAAATCACGGACGTGGTTTAATGCTCGAGCTAGTGAAGAGCCGCCACGAATTTGATCCGGCCGTTCCAGCTCCATTAGATGAATGACTGTGTCTGCGCCCAGCTTGCGATATAGCTCGCCTGTCTGAACTAGGTATCCAGTAGGCTCGCCGAGCTTTCCGAGGAACACGCCGTCAGAAGTTCCATAGTCATCGCCTTCGCAAACGCGATGGCCTTCGACAATTTGCAGTTTCCCCTTTTCGGTCATGATGACGAACACGTCGCCATCCACGTCGATCGATCGCGATAGTGCCAGCAACATGTCTGTCCAAGTCATCCGGCCAGTAACTTCTGGCGATGGCACTACCACGTCGCGCCAGTATTCCTCACACAGTCTGCCGAAATCTTGGTCTGCTCCGCGATACTGCGGTCGTAGCCCTGGCCCGATTGAGTAGGTCGCGATCGAATCTACCGCTCCCTTAATCAGCCCGACGTTGCGGTACATGTGCCGGGCAAGTTTCAGCAGCTCTACCCTCGTCGCTTCGTTTAAATCCAGCCGCGAATCGCGAGCGTGTGCTCCGTAGATTACTGGGCGCTTACGAGAAAAGCCTGCGCCTTCGTAGGGTTGAAACGTACTGATGCCTGCACCAAATCCTGCGCCAAACGCTTTGATCCCTGCGCCCATCCGAGCCACGAGTGAAAGTTTCTGTGCCATAATCAGCTATCCAGAATATAAGAAAATGAGGCGCTGGTGCGTGTGACCTGTACGCCGTTTAGGTAATCGATTGCAGCCTGAAAAAGCTCAACCCGTTCGGTCGGTTTAAGATCAATCTGGAAACTGGCCGATTGCCCGCCCGCTGAAGATCCAACCAGTGCACGGCCTGATGCTGCGCCCGTCATTGCCGCGTTGCGGTCAGTGGCAAGGTTGGTTAGGGCGCTTGCGGTAACCCCAGAGGCTTGTGCCAGGTAGTTCGTCGCAACTGCCCGCGTGAGTCTGCGGGAAATAGCCATCACGTCGCCACGGGTGTCAACGATTCCTCGTCTAGTGAAGCGGTTGGCCTAATGACTTTTCCGTACACGGCAAAGCCAGCCAGATAAGTTTCACAGTCGTATAAGTGGTCTTGCCTGCTTTTGATCCGTATCCATTCGTAATGATCGCGCCCTGTCTTGCGGTTAATCCGATGCACCTTTTTGTGGCTGCTCATGTGTTCGCGATAGTCCGGGCTTACGTCATGTGCAATTTCCCAGCGTGGCCCCTGCCCTCTTCGCAACCATGCCAGCAAGTCCTGACAGGCCGGCGAGCTGAGAAGCAGAAGCATACAGCCTGCGTCAGTCGGTTGCTCGGACGAGTGAACTGACTTCATCCGACCGCGTGGCGTTTCGATCCAGTAAGCTGGGCGATCTTCTCCCTTCAAAGCTTTCCATTTATAGCGAGCGCACAGCCTATACGAATCGTGCGTCTCATAACCCGTATCCAGCGCGGTATGCTGTGGTTGCACGCCTAGTTCATGTAGGTGTTGCGCTACGTCCTCAATAGTCCTGGCTCGGCCTTCATTAATTAGCCTGCTAGATCCATCCCTAGCGAACGCTCTTACCACAAACCAATACTCGTCGATCTGTCTGTCTATGGCCGCCAGTTTAATATGTTCGGTTTCCCAATCCTGCTTTTTCGCAAAGGCGCCAGCGGGAATGTCGACGGTTTTGTCGTCATCAAACTGATCCTCCCAAGGCATCGCACTCCATCCGTTCACAAATCCCTGCAAGCCGTGTAGATAATGCTTTTGAGTGAGGAACTGTTTGGCGCAATCCGCAAAGGTGACGGTCGGCGAGTACCAGCTAGGTAGTCG